TAAGAACATACACAGAGTTGTGTAAAGTTTGGAATGCTAACTCTTGAGATGATTGTTGCTGATTACCAGCTTGGAAGTAGTATACATCAACCTCTTCGTCAGAGTCTAATACAATATCCCATGATTGAAAAAATTCACCAGGCCCCACAGTAAACATCCACTGCTGTTCACCCTGCACCATACCTATAGTAGAATTACCCCATCCGTCAGCCGCGTCATCCTCAAGTATAATGTGTATACTACATGGACCCACAAGGTCTGATATTCTACATAATCATCATCCATACATCCGTAAACATCAGGATCTGGAGGGCACAAATCTGGAAATATAGGTCCAGAGTACATTGTATTACCATCATCAAATTCAGTAAACGCAAGATCTTCTAGCTCCCACAATACACTGTCGCAAGCAGTAATAACACAAGCTCCATCCTGACCGCCTGAAGCATAACCGTTTAGTCCATCGCCAAACTCGTCTACTAATATTAACTCAAATCCTAGACTAACACAGAAGTTATAAGTGTAGGTAACAAGCTGATCACCAAAGTCAAACTCACCTGGTATTACTTGATCGTAAAACTGACCAGTAGCTAAATCAACTAATGTGAACCCAGTCTCTCCAGGCCAAGTGTCTAACGTAAGATCCATAGAGACTAAAGTCTCAGAAGAGTCGCACTCAAATACGTTACAACTCCCGTTATCAATATTAGCCCACGGGTTATAGTTGTTAGCTACAGGATTGGTGCATCCAGGAAGAGGCGGTATACATGGATTTAGGGTAAATGGTATAGTATCTAGCGCTGTGTCAAAATCATATACTGCTGTATCTAACCCGCATGTATTGCTTATTCTATACCAACCCTCACCAAAAGAGCAGCATATGCCATCACCAAAAGCGTCCATCATTACAAACTCGTAATCACCAGACGGTAGAAACACCATGTGGTTTTGAAGAGTATTGTTCTGATATGGAGGGCTTACAGCTACTACCTCAGAATCTTCATTAAGTATTTCCCAGGATGTCTCTCCAGCATATTGGTCTGTCTGTACAGCTACATCTAACCAGCTGCCTTGAGCAAACAAGGAAGCTGCTAATACCCAAAACATTAGAACTAATAAATAACTTTTATTTTTAATCATAGTAAAGAATTTATTGAATTTGTTACCTCAATATTTATAATTGTTTTTTCTGTTGTAGTATTAATTTCACTAGGCTCAGAAAAAGAAAATAAAATTTCTGAAACTGTAGCTATATCTATAGATCCTGACGTTGTAGATAAAGTAATAGCCATTACCCTATAGGTTCGCTTATATCGTCATTAACAATAAATGACCCATATAAAATAGTTTTTACAACGCCTGATTGATCTTTATACTGTAAGTCATATACGTATCTTCCAGAAGGAACATCTTGCATAATTGTATTACTTGCGCTTATTGTTAAAATGCCAGTAGCGGCTGTAGAAGCAACATAACTTTCACTACTTGTATCAGCTGTTGTACTTGATTCAGTGTCTGTTAAAGTCATTGTTAACTGGTTGCCTGCAAAGGCTTCATTTTGTGGCGGCACAGCTAAAGATGACCACATAATAACTCCATTACCTCCAGTAAACTCTTTATTACGTCTCACGTTCATAAGAAACTCTGCTGCTCCAGTAGACCCATATAAGTTAATGGCAATTCCACTAGAGTCTTTAAGTGTTAACTGTAAACTAAAAGAGTCACCTTTTCTTGTTGTTATATCTAGTCTTTTTGATATGTCAAAATTTACCTTTGCCATTTTACATCATTTCTTGTGGTTGTTGTTCAGATTGCTGCATTTGTTGCATAGCTATTTGCTGCTCAGCCTGACTGTCTTGCCTTTCATCTTTTCTGTCTTCCTTCATAACATCAAGCTTTTCTTTAAAGTTTTGATCATCCTCCTTAAACCCAAGAGTTGCTTGAGCACGAATAGTTTCTATTTCTTTATTAAACTCATGTTTCATTTGAGCCATTTGCATTTCCAATTGAGCTTTTAACTTAATCTCTTCTTGTTTTAGTTTACCCTCGGTCTGCATCTCCGATATTCTTCCTTGTTGAGCTTGTTGAGCTGCTTGAGAGGCTTGCTCTGCTTGTTGTTGAGAGTTTTCTTGAGCCATTTTTTGTTGCTCGTCCATTTTCTTTTTTCTACGTATAACAAGAAGCCTTTCAGCTTGATTGACATCCTTTAAAGCTCTCACAGCCATGGCATCTTCTAAATCTATCTGCTGTTGTTGTAAAGCCATTTGGATGTTTTGCTCAAGATATTCCTTATCTTTATCCTCCATCTCTTTAACAACCTGAACTCCAAAGTTGTACATAGATAGGTCTTTAAATGAGGATAACACCTTCATGTTTTCTTCTCCGATAGCGTTCTCGTATATCTTATGAAGAACCGACTCCTGAGGAAGAATTTGCAAACATCTAACTACATCTTGACAAACTCTCTTGAATAGCAACATAGAAGCATTTGTTATATCGTATATAGCATTATTTCCAGCAGCAATGGCCTGCTGTTGAACTCCTACTAATGCATCACCTTTAGGTGAAGAAGCGTCCATAGCTTCATTAATTCCTGTAGTATCTCTAATAAGCTGCATATAATGATTATACAATCCAATAAGCTCATTTATGTTTCTTATAGTATTTCCTATCTCACGTATAGGCGGGTTTTGGAATCCACCTTCAGGATTCTTACTCCTGTAGTAGAATACACCAGTTTGTTCGTATATATCATGTAGTTCAAGAGGCTGCAACTCTCCTCCCTTACCCAATTGTACATTTTCTAATCCTTCTATATCTATAATCAAACCATCTGGCTTAGCCTTAGCAATAGCTTGCTGAATTTTTAGGTGCGTAAGCTGAAGCATATCAGCAAAACCTGTACAACTCTCTATCATGGACTTAGGCATCATACGC